GGGTCGCACAATGGTCTACACGGCAGACGCGCCATTTGGATGGTGACAAAAAAAACTCCGCTATCGGTCTTGAATGAAACAATAAGACGGCTTACAATAGGTCAACACTAAGGGGAAATCATGGTCAATTTTGTTGCAAGCGTAGAACAGACGGGCAACGACCCGGTAATGGATTTGGTGTGCTGCCTTTTGCAAGGCGTTACTGACACGCACATCATGCACTGGACAACCAACAGCTATTCTGAGCATCAAGCGCTTGGGGAGTTTTACGATTCATTAAGCGATTTAACTGACCAATGGGTTGAGGCTTTCATGGGAAAGTACGGCGTGCTAACGCAATTTCCTGTTGTCATGGCGTCTGAATCAGCAAAGCCAATTTTGTACTTAAAAGCTAAACGCGAAAAAGTAACAGAATATCGTTATGCGCCAAAATTCCCCAAAGACAGCGAATTGCAAAACATCATTGATGAAATTGTTGCCCAAATTGACACAACTCTTTACAAGTTAACACGCTTGAAATAAGGCAAAAACAAGACATGACAATACTTAACATCAACTACAAAAAAATCAAAGACCTCAAGCCTTACAAAAACAATGCGCGTAAGCACAGTGAGGCGCAAGTTGCACAAATAGCAGCCAGCATTACGGAATTTGGTTTTAACAACCCAATTTTGCTAGATGGTGATTGTGGAATTGTTGCGGGGCATGGCCGATACGAGGCCGCGCTCAGTCTTGGCTTGCATACAGTGCCAACAATTGATTTGTCGCATCTAAATGAAGCTCAAAAACGGGCGTACATCATTGCTGACAACAAACTGGCAATCAATGCTGAATGGGATGATGAATTGCTTGAGCTTGAAGTTCAGGAGCTAAAAGCTCTAGATTTTGATTTGTCATTGCTTGGCTTTGCTCCATACGAATTGGCAAACATGGGTGGCTCACCTGATGAGCCTGTTAAAGAAGACGAAAAAGAAAATCCAGACATAAATTTTACAATTCAATACAACATCATTTTTGACCATGAGGAACAGCAAGCCGATTGGTACAGTTTTGTGAAATACCTTAAAGACGAATACCCTGATGCCGATACAGTGGCGCAGCGCATTCAATTGTTTCTAAGGGGTAATGGATATGTCGCGCTATAAAAAGTACATTGAAATTGATGTATTGACAGCAGCCAAACAGCGTATCAATCATTTGATTGATGCTTTTGACACTTTGGCTGTCATGTTTTCAGGCGGCAAAGATTCATTGGTAGTGCTGCACCTTGTCAAAGAGGTGTTTGAAGAACGAGGCATTACCAAACCGGTGCATGTCGTGTTCCGCGATGAAGAATTGATTCCAATGGATGTTATCAATTTTGTGGACAAGTACCGCCAAGAGCCTTGGATACAAATGATTTGGTACGCAGTGCCATTAGCGTCCACAAAATACATTTTGGGCGTTTGCCACAACTACACGCAATGGGACAAAAATCGCAAGTGGGTCAGGCCAATGCCAGAGTGGGCCGTCACGACACCACCTGATGACAAAAGAGTATTTGACCAATACACGATGGATGAATTTGCGGCTACAAATTACAAAGGTAAAGTCGCGTTTTTGACGGGCATCAGGTCAAGCGAGTCAATCATGCGTTTCCGCGCCAGCGTAAACAAGCTCAATGAAAACTACATCAATGCAGTGGAATCAAGCGACAGGGTAAAGCTGTGCAAGCCCATTTACGATTGGGAAGAAAACGATGTGTTCCGTTATTTTTATGACAGAAACATTGAATATTGCAAACTTTACGACCATCAAATGTGGGCTGGTCAATCATTGCGGGTTTCAACGCCGCTGCATGCTGAAAGTTCCAAAAGGTTTGCCAAGATTAAAGCCAGCGCACCTGAGATGTACGCCAAGGTAGTGGAAATATTTCCTGAAATGCTGGCGCATGAGCGTTATTACAACGACCTTGACCGCGATGTTGTCAAGGAAAAGTACGGGCAATCGTATGAAGGCGTCAGGGCTTGGATAGAAGAAAACATCCAAGAGGAAGAACAGCACAAAAAAGCAGTCAAGCGTTACAACAGCGTCATGACAAGGGCAGCACGCTTTCCAAGCGTTTACCCTCCAAAACACCTTTTAAATGCGTTTATGAGTGGCGCATACAAGCGTGAAATTTTGCCTCAAAAAGTCTAATCCTCAACTACACAAGAACACAAGATGCTACAAGACCCAATATCAAGAATTGAATGGCGTGATGCCGCAACATTGAGCGCCAACGAATACAACCCAAATGTAGTTTTTACTCCAGAATTAAAGTTGTTGGAGAAAAGCATACTTAAAACAGGATGGGTGCAGCCAATCTTAATTACGCAAGACGGCACAATTATTGACGGCTTTCATAGGCACAGGCTGGCGCAAGATAGCGTCAAGCTGCGCGACAAATACAAAGGGCAAGTGCCGTGCGCGGTCATGGACATTACGCCAGTTGAGGCCATGATTGTCACTATTCGCATGAACCGGGCCAAAGGCTCGCATGTCGCAGTACGCATGTCTGAAATTGTTCGCAAGCTGGTTGACCAAATGGGTGTTTTGCCAGAAGAATTGGCCCAAGACATTGGCGCTACCAAAGCGGAAATTGATTTGCTTTACCAAGAAGGTGTTTTTAAGATGAAAAACATCAAGGATTACAAGTACAGCAAAGCGTGGATACCGCAAGACACCCGCATTGAGGCCAAGCCATGAGGTTTAATTCACCAACGCACCTTAATTTGTGGGAAGAAACAGGTAAATTTCCCGCAATACACGCCAATGTTGTCGCAATGGCAAAAATCAAATTAGCTAACTATCGCGGCATTGATTTATGTTGCAGTCATGGGCTTTTAGGCACACAACTTGTAGAGCAAGGCTTTGATATGCTTGGAATTGATGGGGACAACACCGCAATTACAGCGTCAAGGGTTGCTGGTGTGTCAATGCCTATTCACAAGCTCAAAGTTACCAAAAAAACCTTTAAAGAAGTGAAATCTGTTATTGCAATGCACAAAACGGAATTTATTGTTGCAAGAAGGTGTTTGCCAGAATTGTTTGGCGAAGATTTGGAATTTGGGCAATATTTTTTTAAAACAATGCGCGAGCTTTCAGTGCATGAGATTATTCTTGAGGGGCGGGTTAAAACGCCAAACGCAACCAATTATTTAAGCTCTATTGAGCGTGAGATTGAATTGTTGTCGCCTTATTACAGCCTACACGCCAAACAAGGCAATGTTGCTTATCTAAGGTCAAATGAAAGCTTATAACGGGTTTCCCGCGTCCCAAAGAAACAAAGCGCAAGCATGGTTAAACCAGCAATGGGCAAGTGGAAAGCTGGATAGACCAACGCAATGCTGCGCTTGCCGCCAGACCAAAGGGATTATTGATGCCCATGCGGAAGATTATTCTGAGCCTTTTGCACAAGGCAAAACAGACCAATATCACCTGTGCTTTCGCTGCCACATGATGGTTCATTGCCGTTATGCCAATCCGCAAGCGTTTACTCGGTATAGGCAAGAAGTCTATGCTGGCACGCAATACGCGCCTTTTTATAAGCGTGATTTTTTTACCTTTAAAGAGCAGCAATTAATAAACTGGACAGCGCCAGTAGCAACCCATGTGCTTGACAGCACAGACGCCTTGGGCGTAATCGCAAGTAAATGATGCCGTCAGTACCTACTAACATAAAGTGTAGTCACCTTGGCTGTAAAGGGCAGCGGTCTAAGCTAAACACCTTCTGCATGGAACATGGCGGGTTGCAGTACATGGATACTAAGGAGACAGCCAGCGTCTACCAAACGGCAGCATGGCGCACACTCAGAACAGTGCAGCTAAGTCGGCAACCCCTATGCCAAGCATGTTTGGTTGATGGGCTGGTAGAGATGGCACAGCATGTAGACCATGTGTTTCCTTGGCGTGCTATAGGCAAACAAGCATTCGCGCACAACCTGTTTCAATCATTGTGTGCAGCCCATCACAGCTATAAGACAGGGCAAGAGAAACAGGGCAACATTGTGCATTACAGCAATACCGGGCGCGTGGAGTACACCATCAATGACTACAAACGCATAGTAGGGGCAAACAATCATGCATTCGCATAGGCATGCTTAAATAGCATTTTTGGTCATTTTGCTTAAAATTTGAGCAAAACTTAAAATTTCAGGGTTCACATTAAAG